CCATACGCCGTGGGAGGAATTGGTCCAGCCATGACTCCTCCTTAGTTGGTACCAGCGGTGAGCTTGCGAATCTGCACGGCCACAACCGCGTTGCGAGAGTCAAGACAGAACGTCGGCGTCAGCACGGTCCCTGTTGCCACCGCGGAAGACCGCGTGTGCAACACGCCGTTACCGGCGTAGGTGTAGTGCTCGCTGGAGTCGATGTCCCAAATCTCGAACGTGAAGTCACCGTCGCTGTTGTTGTTCGTCAGCCGCAGGCGCTGCCAGACATTGTTGGAAATGTCGTTCGCGCCGGTCAGGGCCGTTTGCGCCCCATCCGTGTCTGCGTTGACGCTAACAGCCTGCCAGGTCGCATCCTGTTGACGCTCCATCAGGAACCCCACCGCGTTGGTGGCGTTCGTTTGGAGCGTGCCGTCTTCGTCTTCAATCGGCACTTCGCCCACGGCGTTCTGATCGGTAAACCCGATAAACAACGCTGCGGCCGTGCTCGCGTCCGTGACGGCACGCACTTCACAATCAAGGAAGTACCCCGCGTTCTCGTCCACCTCAAAAGCGAGGGGGCCGATCAGTTGGGTGATGCCGTCTTCCTCAGCTACACAGGCCAGTTGCAGACCGCGCCGGGGCAACCCCGGATCAACAATCGTGCCGCCGGCCGATCCGGCAATATGCACGCTGTAGTGCACGATGTGGCCGTTGTCGACGTAGGTGCCACCGAAGTCCGATGGGTCTGTGAGCTGGAGTCCATCATTCATAGCCATGATTTTTCTCCCTTAGCTCGTTGGCGCAGTGGCGTCGAAGTACTGCTCCACGCCGCCCGAATCGAACCGTTCGGCGTAGATGTACTCATCGAACATGAAGATCGCATCCGCACGCCGACCAACAAGTCGCTCTGTCTCGGTTTCCAGGTCGTGGCCTTCGACCAGCACGATCGCCATCTTGGCAAACGTGCCGCCCTTGAAGTCTCCACTGCTGTCTGCTGCGACGACGGCATCGAACACAATGCCGGCACCACCCATGGTCATCTCCACGACGCCGTTCTTGATCAGGTCTTCGGTGAGGCCACCGTAGATGCTGATGTTGCCAATCGGCGCAAGTTCGGCCGAGAGGTCGCGTCGCTGGAAGGGGTGATGCACGGAGAAGAACGGCGCGACGCCGTGCTCCGTTGAGTTGCCCTCGATCGTCACCACAGCCGCTTCGATGTAGCCCTCAGCGAAGGTCGTCCCCGCGCTGCCGAATGACGTGCTGAATTGATCGAGTTGCGTGATGCCGTCTCTGCCCTTCGTGCGCGCCATCGAACTGCCGGCCAAACTGCCGGTCTGCGCAAACACGTTGGGGGAAATGCGACGCCGCACCCGGTCGGTCATGATGATCTCAAAGCCCACCTCTTGCGGGGTGGCTTGGAGGAGCTGATCGACCAGTTGCTGCGGCGCGTTGAACTCTTCGCCCTCGCTGATTGGCTGTGCATCATTCAGACGGCTCAGCGCGACCTCTTCCCAGGTCAGCCCTGTGCCCTCTGCGAGCCGCTGCCGGTCCACGAGCTGGGGCATACGCCCCTCTTGCTCGCGCACAATGCGGGCAGCCGCCTTGATGATGGGTAGTGAATCAGCCAGAGACGAAGTGGTAGTAACGCCTGCTGCCATGATTTATCTCCGGATGAGCCCTCCGTCAATCATCGCCTTTTCTGCTTCTTCAAGCGTGTGCGAATTGGGGTCGTCCCCCCATTCGCGGACAATGGTCAACGGATCTTTTGATTTTGCCGGTACTGCCGCAGCGGGGGGATTCGCACCAGCCGCTGTTTTCCGCCGAGCCAGGCGCCCATTGCGTCCGTCTTGATCGTCAACCCAGTCACGGGCAATATCCACGGCCTCGAACGGGTTTTCTGACTGACTCCCCTTTTGCCATATTTCGGCGGGAATCGTCGTCGGGTCCACGTTCTGTGACTGGGCGTAACTCACAATCCGTTGCTGTGCTTGCTGCCATTCCGGCGGCAAGGGCGGCTGTTGGGGGGTCTGCATCTCCGAGCGCAACTCGTCCATCATGGCGGCGCGGTCGGATTGACTCTGAAATGTATCGATCAAGGAGGCGACACTGGTCTTCGACTGCTCGTCCAATACATCGGAGGTGGAAATGCCCTGGGCAAGGGCTACAAGGAGCTGGTCACGGTTGTCCATGCGGGTGAGGAGTTCCTCCACGCGCTTGGACCCCTTATCGACCTCACTCTGTAACCCGCCCACCCGGCCCATCGCTGATTGGATCTTCATCATCTGATCAGCACTCAAGCCGAGTTCGTCGAGCCGCGATTGCACGGGGTCGGCGACTACCTCAGAAGCGGCTGCATCGTCTTGCTCGGGGGAAGTTGGCTCTACCTCGGCAACCTCATCGGCTACCGGTGCATCCTCAACTTGCTCCGGGGAAAACTCCGCAGCGGCCTCTGCGTTTTCATTCTCTGGCGGCATAGTCTCTCTCCACCATTCCTTTCAAACTATACGGATTCCTCACCGATCACGCCACTTAGTACCGGGCACGGCGTGCCCGCGGTGAGCGACGCGACGTGTCTGACCGAAACGCTGTCGAATGCCAGATTCCACCTCCCCAAGCGATGTGTTGTATTCCGACGCGAGTTGGGAACCAAACGCCGCACGCTCATTCGGCGTCAGCGAACCCATCAAGCCCGGCGTCGGCATCCGGAACCCAAACTCCAGCGGGGCCGGCTGGCGCCCAGCGAAGACATCACGCGGCCCCGGCGGGAGGAACGCCCGTTTGCGTTCGATAATGCCCGCTTGGGTATACATCGGCGGCACGGGGAAGTCGGGAATCGTGTAGTTGAACCCGGTCAGCGCGTTTTGCCCCTGCACCGTCTGATGGGGGAACCCATGCTCCGCACGCGGTAGGCGTCCAAACTGCGCCATCCGTGCCGCGCGTGGCGACATCTGGTTCATCGGGATGACCTTCAGTGGCGCGCCGGTGGGGTTGAGCACGAGTTCCGGGTTGGGCCGGCCGAACGAGGAATCTCCCGTAATCAGCGCCCGCGTTCCGCGCGTCTGCCCCCCGTATTGCAGTTCAGGGAGTTCTGCATCAAACCCCGAAAGCCCCTGGTCGCGCAGTCTCCGAAGTGTATCTGCATCAAAGCGGTTTCGAGCCCACTCTGCTGCTTCAGGTGTGCCGTATTGAGGGTGACCAAACCCCGAAAGCCCCTGGCTGTACAGTTCTCCAAGTGTATCTGCGTCCCAGCGGTTTCGAGCCCACGCTGCTGCCTCGGGTGAGCCGTATGGACCGGTTACTTCCAGAAACGCATCCCCGGCTTGCCAAGGATCAGGGGATTCGTCAAACATTCTTTCCGGGTCAGGTATTTCTAGATCTGCGCCAGCACCATCTGACTGAATCCAACCTGAACCCGGACCGCCGGGCGTAAAAACTCCGGCTTGCAAATCCTCAGTCTCGTCCACCAGCGGCAAGTCCTCAGTCTCATCCACCGGCAGCGGGTTCCACGGCATTTGTGGCAGCGGGGTGGAGACAGGCGCCGGCGGGGAGATCCCGGCCGCTTGATCAGCGAGGAATGCTTGAATGTCGGCGAACTGCTGCGCCGATTGATTGAGCAGGTCCGCCTGGGTTGTCTGCGGCCACCACGGCGTCTCTCCCCGTGCCGTCGCCATGCTCCATCCCACATCCGCCGCGTTCCGCAGAAGGTCGGCCTGCTCCCGCGTCTGCTGCAACGCCAACTGCCCGAACTGCGGGATCAGGTCAGTCAGTTGCCCAAACTGCTGGGTAGTCGCGGTGGTTTTTCGTTGCAGGTCGTCCAGGGCGAGTTGCCGCGCAAACCGCGACTCAAGCCCTGCCTCCCTAACGTCAAACTGGCGCACCGTTTCGGGGAATTCCTGGCCGAACTCCCACGCCCGTTGTCCCTCGGTCACCATGCTCGACCGCACCAACTCGGCCAGTTCGGCATTCCGTGTAGCCAGATTGCCGACCTGCGACGCCGACATCGTGTTGTGGCGCACCATCGAGTCGGCAAGTGAGGTCTGCTCATAGAGCGACATCTGAGTGAAGTTGCGGCCGGCTTTAAACCAGGCGAGCGCGTCGGCCGTGGAAACTTTGTAGGTGACCCCATCGAACTCAACGTCTACGAGGTCGGCCTGCGTCACTGCATGCTCAAACGCCGCTTCCGGGGTGACGGGAAAGTCCTCGCCGTCGAGCGTGACCGTGGGTTGCTCGACTGGGAGAGGCCCATAGATGTCCAGCCGCCTCCCCGTCGCCACCCAGATCGCGTTTTGTATGGCCTCATCGCCGCCGCCGTTCGGCTTCCGCGCATCTGCCACCCAATCAATGACATGCTCACGGGTGTAACCGTGGCCGTTGGGATCGGTCAGTTCGGGGAAGCCCGAGATAATCCTCTCTGCTTCCCGCAGAATTGCCGGGCGCCCTCTGTCAGGCGCTCCCTCCAGCAACCAGCCAGTAAGATCGGATACCTTTCCCTCTTCAGAGAGGTAGGAGCGGATAACGGTGGCAAGTGCCGCTTCCGTCCCGAAGCGTTCCGTAAAGAAATCCGGGCGTGTACCCCAGACGAATCGCGCTAAGGCCGGCGCGTTATCAACCGCCCGCGCCCCTGATGTCTGTCCGGCGATTTGCCGGTACTCTAAGAAGCCATCATCACCAAGTAACACTTGGTAATGCACGCCATTGACTACTTCGATCTGGGGTCCGGCATCGCCCTTGAGCAACGCTGCAAGCTGAGTTGCAGTGACGTTCGAGTCGAGATTTACCGTACCAAAGGGCGTAGGAACTGGAATCCGAGGCCCGGTCGAATCAGAGTCAGGCCTAGCGAGAACATCTATTGGGCCACCAGGAAGATGAGCGGTCGCGGCATAGATTGCATCGGAAATGTGCCCTAAGTTCGGGTTGCCAACGGTTTGCAATACTTGGAGGATCGCATCCTCCAACGTGGTTCCCTCCATTTGGCCAAGCGTGGGGTGACTTTCTGTGAGCCATGTGCCCATGCGCTTTGCGTCTGCGCGCGTTGTCCCTAGAGGTGGCCCCTCCTCCGGTTCTGGCGCTGGCGTTTCCAGGTCTGGCGTGCCTGGCACGCGCACTAACGTAAAGCCGGTTTCCGAAGTGGGATCAAGGACTTGGGTATAGGGCACCCCGTCGATCATCTGTATTTTCGGTGGCGAGTCTTCGGCCTCAGCTCCAAGCCCGAGGTCGTCGTACTGAGCGCGCGCATGATCTCGTAGGTCAGCCTCCTGAGTATTCGTCAAGCCGCCTACGTCGCCCGGGGTAAGATTCAAGAGAGCGCAATGTTCAAATCTTAAATTGCCCTCATCGTCCCCCCACGCTTCCTCAGCTAAACAGTCGGTATACGTCTTTAGCGTCATTGCCTGGCCTCCCTGATACGACGGCCGCTGGCCACAATCTGTTCCTCGTTGCGTTCACTGCTCAAGTTCAGATACCCGAACTTACTTGCCTGCTCCGCCAACCCATCTATCGCGTGGTCTCCAACCCACTCTTTTTGCATCCCGCCACGCACCAGCATGAAATCTTTATAAACCTTAAATTTCACGATCATTTCGACCGCTTCCTCAAAGGCCTGGCCCTTGAATTCTGGTTCAAGGGAAGTCACAAGCTGATCAATCTTATGCCTATACCAGGCACCATAAGTTGCAAATTCTGCCATACCGGGATTGCTGACCTTGGCCACCTCCCACGCACGGGGGCGAATCTCGTAGAACCCCGACTGTGCCAGATTCAAGCGCAGGTCGCGAAGTTCCACATAGAGTCCGGGAGCGTTCGGATCTGTAACAGCGTAGATGTTCTCCAGCAATAAGGCGGTGTGGTCGGGGCCAATCTCCGCGAAGAGTGCGCCGTGCAGTTCGTCAATGATTTCGCTGGCTGGGCGTTCCGGTGTCTCGGCCGCATCTGCCTCGTCGAACGCATCGAAGTAACGTTCGATGTTCTTCTGCCCCTCCGTCTTCCCCGCTGGGAAGTCCGGCGGAAACGCCTCGATGACCGCGCGTGCATCACGCTGAATGCGGTCTGCCCCGGTGCGGAATTCGCGAGGAAGAATATTGGGATCGTCCTCCACCAAGGTGCGAATAGCTGCCCGCGCCGTGGCTGCTGTGACGATCGCAACAGCCTCTGCATCCTCACCGCCTATCTGCGCCGTCGCCTCCTCTACTTGTTCGCGGTCAATTCGAGCAAGAGCTTCATTCTCCTCCGGAGTGGTGTATTCCATGAGGATTTCTCGACCGGCAGGCTGGCGACGGAAGTCATCGAACCCCCCCGGCGCCGCTTCCAAGTGCCTTTCCCCTTCAGGGACGCGGGTCCAGGCGCCGCGGTAGATCTCAATCTCTTCCTCACTCGGGCTCCGCAACCGAACACTGCTGCCCAAGAACTCGCCGGCACTCTGCACCAAGATGTCCGAGGCCGACTCCCCTGCGAAGACTCCTCGCGTGACACTCTGCGCCGTCAGCGGCAAGCCGCCGGTCACCGTGTGAGTCAGGCCCTGCACGACATTCATCGGGAAGTCCCCGGTTACGATCCGACGCCGAGTAAATGTCTCTCGGTTTTTCAACAGCTCCGCGGGAACCTCAATCCCCGGTGTCGCACGATTGAGTAGCCAACTCGGTATACCGGCAAACGGTACGGGAACTTTCCCAATGCCCGACACCTCAATGTCCTTCGGGAGAACCGCTCGAATAAAGCTGCGGAACGGCCCGCCAAGCGGGATGCTCGTGCCCGTACCCGGAAAGATCAACTTCATCTCACGCAACGCCTTGAGGACCGCTTGATCAACCGGCTTCCCCGTCATCAATGCATCAGTTGCCGCCGATGTACCAGCCAGGAAAGCCACCGTTCCGGCCATCGTCGTCATCACTCGTACCGCGAGCTGCTCTTTTGGTGTCAGCGGTTGGCGGAGGCCGAGTTTCACAAGCCCCACAGAGGCTTCGTTCATCAGGGCGACTGGTTGACGCAAGAACGCGATCGAGGTGAATGGTGCGCGCCGCGCCGTTGCCGTCGCCGCAGATTCCCCCAACCGACTCCGGTTCAGCAGCGGAATCATTTTGGACACGATATCGGAGGCAGCCGCATAGGCCTCGTCTCGCGATGCCCCAGCCCGTATTGATGTCTCGGCAAGTTGCTCGAATGACGCCATCATGTTCGAGAGCTGAGCGGAGAACATGCCCTCTGTGCCCTGGGTGTAGAGTTTCCCGAGATCTTTGCCAAATACTGTCGGTAAGCGTGACAGCAAACCTGGAGAAAACTCTTGCGGTAACGCGTGCCCTGGTGCTAACGGGCGCCCGAAGTAGAATGCGAACTGCTCCGCAGCCTCGGGGTTTGCGCGAATCTGCTCCGCCAGATGTTTCGCGCGAAACGCATGGAATGGATCTCGTGCGCGAGCAGCTCCCGTTCCCATCCCATAGAGGCGTTTTGTAGCAAGCCACGGATGGAAGAGGAAAAAGAGGGCGCCCTGGACGCCGATGAACGGCGAGAGGTCACCCGCGAGGACCGTCGCGTTGATTTCGGTCAGTACCTTGACAAGCGGGTTGTTGCCCGTCTTGAACAACTCCTGAAGCTGTTTCGCCTCCTCAGCCGGGAAGTACTTGTTGACGCCCCCACCTACCCGCACAAACCCTGGGCGAGGGCGAGCGTTTTGCAAGTTCCCGCCTACCTGGCGCAACTCCGCCTGAATACTGTTCATCTCCGCATTCAGTCGCGGCAGATTCAGTCCGCGTGCGGCCGCCTCCGCCGTGTCAGCACTGGTACGCAGTGGTCGTCCCAGTGCCGCCGCCAGCGTGGCATAGTCTTCGGGATCAGCCGCCGAACCAAAGAACACCTGCAACGCCTCATCGCGCTCGGCAGACACGCCATTGATCAAACCCTGCAATTCACGCAAGCGAGTCCGCAATACCCGGTCTTGGGCCACGAGTCCAGGATATCGTGGCGCGACAAGATCCATCTTTGTCTGGCCACCAAGGCCGGCCCGGAGCACCTCCGCACTCGCCAGCGCCGACTTCTCCGCATCCATCACCCCCAAGATCTCAGAGAGGTTGACGGAGGGCTGGAACAATTCGTCCGGTGGGATATCTGCACCTTCACTGATCCGGCGCAGTTCGCCTGCCAAGCGATCCTGAGCGGTCAGGTGGACGCGCGCACGACTCGATTGCCCAGCAAAATACTGCGTGTCGGCGGCGGCAGCTTTGACCTGCGCTTCTAACACGGCAGCAGGTTGCGTCTCAATATGCTTGAGGAACGCCGCCCCATCAGGCACCTGGACCTGTCCGAGTTCCACACCGAACGAGCCGCGTACGAGATTGAGTAGATCGTCGTTGCGCGTATTCAGCTCACGGATGAACGCACGCTGCGTCGGATTCAGGTCGTAGAGTTGCGGGTGCTCAAAGATATGCAGAATCGAACCACTGAGCCGCTCAGCCGCCTGACGCTGGAATGGATTGGTGACACTCTCAAAATTGCGCGCGATGTCGCTACGCGCATTCCCGAGTACCACATCGCTTCCGAACAGCCGATTCGCCTCATCCACGAGCGGCTGCCGAGTCGCAGAGGCGCGCGTCAATATCCGCGCCCGTGTACCGAAGGCGGCAATATTTGTCTCACCAATACGTTGGGTAATGCCGCGAATTGGAGTAATCAGTGCTCGTGTTTGTGCGAGTATTCCGCCCGGCTCACCGAGTAGGTGCGGCCCAAGACTGGGTATGTGCCGCGCAAGAGGTGACGCATCCGATCGCCAGATCGTCGTTGCCTGGTCCAGTGCCTGAACAATCCCTGCCGCAACCTTTTCTCCTGCGGCCTCAGCCTGCTCACGAACCTGTGTCAGTGCGGGGCCACGAGTGGGAATGTTTTCTGGAGCGACCTTCTGAACCGGGATCACCGTCTCCATTTCAAAGAGCCCGGCGCCACCCGCCATCGCCGGCTCCTCGACGACCTCTTCGACCGCACGCGGCACCTGGCGGATCGCCGGTGTTTGGTCCATTAATTCCCCGGCGGTCGGTGCAGCACGCGGAATGAGGGGCGCCGGCTCGACCGCTGCCGCCACGGGTGGAGCAGTCGGGATCGGGGGAGGCGTCGGCGCACGCTGAATCGCCGGAGTTGGATACGTCGAAACCGCTGCCCCCGCGGCCTCGGCCTGCGCGCGAAGGGCCTCTGCCGTCGGACGTGGAGGAATCGGAATCTGAGGCCGTACCGGCGGAACTGTTGTCGCAGCACGTTGCGCCGCGTCTGCGGCCGCTGTCCTAGCGGCTGTTTGGCCGAGCCGGCCCGTTCGTATCAGGCGTGCAATATCGGGTGCGAACCCGACACCCGGCAATAGGTTGAGTGGGTCGCCAACCAGGCGCGCTGCCTCACGCACAATGTCCACTTCGCCGATGAAGGGCAGATTGACATTTATCCCACTCGGGGATCTACCGAGTTCGCCCCATTCCCGAATCGCTGCGCCCGGTCGGAAACCCAACTTCTCATCGAGGCCCATGCCGAACAGTCTCGATGTGAACCCGAGGGGATTGCGTATGAACCCGGCGCCAACATCCGTGACTTCACCAAGTGCCCGCAGCGCATCGATATCGTATGCAGGATCTTCACCAAAGATACCGGGACGGAATTGACCCGGCGGCTGCATCGCGCCGGGATCAAATCGCTCCCGAAGAATTCGGCTTGCGCCCCCTGATGTAATCCGTCCAGCATCTACATATTCGTTGGCAATAGCCTGCGCGGAAGCAAGATCTGTGGAGCCCGACATATCTTCCCGTAGGGCCGTATGACCCGGTGGTTCTTGCGCTTGTGCGAACCGTGACTGTCGCTCCTGTGGCCGCTGGAACCCAATAATCCCCACCCCCGGCTGCGCCCCCATCGCCGTGCGCGGTCGCCGCGCTCGCCGTTGCTGCTGCTGCTGTGCCTCAAGCGTGGCACCAATATTCCCACCAAACCGCACTCCCGGCCCAGCCCCCATCGCCTGGATTTTTGACGCGCGTTCACGATCGAGTACCTGCTGCCGCCACGCCTCCTCTTGCCGTCGGCGATCACTTTGGCGTGCAGCAAAACCCTCGCGTTGGATCGTTTCCCAATTTCCTGAACGCCGAAGATCCTCGCGCTCCTCCATCGTCAAAATCTGTGCCAGCGTCCGAGCAAATTGGTTTGGATCAATACCCGGTGGAATGCCACCTGGACCTGTAAAGAGATTTGGCATCACCATCGCATTAGCCCCTCAGCGCCTGTGGGGGAGGCCCTAATGGTCGCGGGCTGCCCGCCTGCGGACCCCCAGGGCGTGGACCAGCCGGCCGGGCACCCGCCGGTCGCGGGGCAGCCCGTTGAGGACGACCCGGTGCGCCACCCGGTCGTGGACCTCCCGGCGCGCCACCGGGTTGGCCTTGCGGTTGCTGCAATTCCGTAATCAGACGTTGGGCAACTTGCTGCATCTGATTTGCCATCACCGAATCATGCTCCCCACTGTCCAGTCCGGCTTGGATATCGGCGAGGAGCTTGGCACGCTGTTGGCCCGGCGTCGTGCGCCGGTCGTACGCATCGGCGATCCGCCCCAAGACCCGCG